TTATTTTTATACTTAATATATTCTCTACTATTATAAGCGATAGATGAAAATATATCATAATTTGTAGAACGTAAAAAATATCCTGCAAGAGTTAACGGTGATGATTGCTGTAATATTTGTTGTCCATAAGGAACAATATTACCTAAATCACGTGTATTATTTGGACCGTTAATTGTTCCTTGAAATTCTAATAAATTTTCGCAAATTGTAGCATAGTGTTGACGAATCGTCCCTAGGGTAAATTGACTGCTGTTACCATTGAAAGGATTATTTTCCAAATTAATAGGAACTTGATAAAATCCTATATTACTTACTTGCGAACTATACACTAGTACTTCAATGATATCGCCTGTATTATATCCACTGCCAGTTAAAGTAATTACAGTTGTATTTGTATTAGTATTCACTGATAAAGTATACGATGAAGGCAACTGATACACATTATTAATAAAAATTTGTACGGCAGGAACATCTAAATTTGTTTCTGCCAATACATCAAGTTGCAAAGGAATTCCCGCATAACTAAACTGAAATTGTTGTCTCGGTAATGATGGTATTGCCGCTGTTTGCCATCCCAATTCTGTATTGTATAATAGTCTCGAAGAATACTGACGTACAAACCCATCACTAACCTTAACTGTAATTCCAGCATTTGTAGGAGTATAAACAAAAGTATCTGTATATAAATTATTATCAAATAGTATATCACCAATATTATTAAGACTAAAAAATGCTAACGGAATTCCCAACACGGGATCAACTGCATTATCAATATTTTCAGAATAACTTAATATTTTACATCCAGTAAAATTAGTGCTAGGATAATATGTTGTGTCCCCAAAACTATTACCGTTTGTGTCAAAAACATCAAAAAGAGGCGGTTGATTTACTGAAGTTTTTTGTTGTGATGATACCCAATAAGATCCGTCAAAGTAAAAACTTTGTCCTTTTTGTGTCAATCCGTCTAAACATACTGTAACTTGATTTTTTTGAATAGGGCTATAATCGGTAGATACCAACTGAACCAAATCAATGACTGGGTTTGGATTTGAAGGGCTAGGTGAAATAAACGTGACAATGTATACTTGATTTCGAACATTTACGTCTGAATCTGCCGCAAATATTATTAAATCGCCTTGTTGTAATTCGTAACCATCTACACCATATCCTGTTTGTCCGTTAACATTTAACAAAGCATCTGTTTGTGAAAAATCAATAACATTTACTGGTGGTATGCCTTCGGTACCGTAATTAATTAATTTAGTGCCCGCTCTAAATTCAAGAATAGGTCGATTTGCTCTTTGTAAATTGGTATACGTAGGAGTTGTGTTATTATACGCCGATGTAGCAGAAATTACATCTGTATGAAACCATCGATTACTTCTGGACCAGGGATTTAAATCAATGCTGGCTTGATTAATTGTTATATAATCAGGTTTAATTGGTTGATTTCCGTAAGATGTTACTACACCTCCACTTATATAAGTTCCAGAAGTTGTACTATAAAAAATTACTTCTGTTGTAGTTGAAGAAATAACATTAAAAATACCGTTATAGTTCCCGGCTGATGAAGAAACCCCAGATACTACAATTAATTGTCCGGCAACAAAAGGAGCTACTGACTGTGCTGCAAAAGTTAAAGTTACTTGTGATCCGTTACCACTTATTCCGATTACAGGAATATTGTTTATTTCAACCGCATACGATTCAGGAACAATAAAATTAGTTACAGGCAATAAAACTATGCTAGATCCAACCCCTTGAATGTAATAAGAATTTCCCTGGTACGAAGAGGGAGTTACACTACCCTGAAAAATAACTTTAAGTCCATTGGTGAAAGTAACACCATTTGGACTAGTGTAATTAACTTTGCCTATAATATCAGTGTCTACATTTATTGTGGCATTACTAACAGGATCAATTAAATTAATTGTTCCAAATATAGTTGGATCTTCACTATCTTGATAAAACAAATAATTTTGTGCAGCAGTTAGTAAGGGTATTTGCTGGAAAAATCCTTGAGAATTTTTATACCATTGAGTGTTAATGTATTGTGTTCCAAAACTGATACTAAATTGTGTAAGATTGTCAACAGATTGAATAGATGTCAATTGAATAAATTGTGCTCCGCTAGAATCTGTGACATAATTTGCTCTCCATATACTAAATTGAATAGTGGGATCTGTTATTGGGATAGCTTGATCAAACCCTGTGCTATCATAACTACCAGTACTACCATTTACTGGCACATTTGGCGAGTACGGTGATTGATTATACCATCCGCCTGGATCAACGTCCGAAGTTTGAGTAACAAAAACTATAGTTCTATTATTTAAATTAGTAATACCGTCAATACCAGTAGGATAATTATCTAAAAATTGTTGTGGAGTGACTCCATTAATTTTATCAAATTGATAATTTGATCCTGCTATTAAATCTACTTTTCCTATATTTGGCAATGTATAATAAAAATTTTGTGCAGTACTTAACGGAACGTTGAAAGTTACTGTGCCTAAATCTATTCCGTTATTACTAACTCCCAACACATTTCTGCTTGATATATTACGAGACCAAGATACTTCGCCGTTAACTCCTGGCTGGCTTTGAATCCAAAAGTTGGGACCTGATCCTGGTATAGCATCAATAACATTTAATTGACCACGAAGATTAAATTCCAAATCATTACAATAATATAAAACATCAGGAGCATCTTGCGGCACTGTAAAAGTTACTAGCCCGGCAGTGGCCCCATTATTTGTCACTCCTTCACTCCATATATTTGTAGTACCAAAAGATAATTCTGTTTTGATATAAAATGCTAACGGAATCGTTTGTACTAAATTCCATGTATATGTGTTACCTCGAACTAATGTTAATGTAGGATTTGGCTGCTGATCAATTGCCCAAGAACTTGTTCCGTTATTTGTAACTCTGTAATCAATAGCATTACTTGTATTTTGTGCTATATTAAATTGATAAACACCGTTACGTACAAGGGTAAGTGCTGGATTAGTACCTTTATATCCGCTAAAAGTATAAGCGCCATTCGCTCGTGTAACTGTAAAAGTTTGAGTTGTGGGAACCGTAGTTGCCGATACGGTAACAGCTTCAGGTCCATTTGGCAGCCAATAATATTGAGCATAGTTATTAAATTTGTCAAAATCAACAAATGGATCCCAAGAATAATATTCACTTTCAAATAATCTATCAGCTTGATCTGTTATACCGCCTTGTACTGTTAACGCATCAATTATGCCTGGGTAAGTAATAACATCGTCAATATTTAAAGTAGTTGGGTCAAGAGAAACTACACCAGGCTCAAGTTGATAATTATTACGACTAGGTGTAGGTTCAATAACGTAATTGTCATTCGGATTAACGCCTGGGCCAACTTTTTGCCCTATAAAACCCTGTGTCTGTTTATACTGTGGTTCTTGTACTAGCTGATCAAGAGTTGCTGATAAAAATTGTTTGTTAACCGGAGTTTGAAATATTTCCGGCAAAAAATTAACGGTACGAATTTGAGCTGCCATTAGATTACTCCGCTGCCTGGGGCAGTTTGTAGGTTGTTACTAGTCAACGAATTAATAATTTCTATGTCATTTATTGTTGCACCATTTACAAAAATTTGATATGGAGCACATTGAATTTCATATAGATCACCAAAAGATTTCTGAGGGTTAAGTGGAACTAAAACTACTGAGGCTATATATGTTCCTATTTGAGAATGAATATATGCTGACAACTCTGAAAAATAAAATGTATCTCCAAAATTCCAATTAGCTATATTAAAATAAGCATTTAATGTACCTAATACAAGATTTTGTATTTGATTATTACTAGCATTAGTATTTGCAGCAGGTATAACTTTAATTGTAGCTCTCAATGCTTCCGGTGCTTTACTTCCGAATAAAGGTAAAAACTGAACGCTATTAAGAATCATATTATCACTAATCATTTTGTAATTTTGTAATCCGGCATAAGCTGTTGTCAAATCATCAATAGTTGGGGGTGTTGGTTCAGACACTGTACCTGTTGTATCTTGAATCCAACGTTGGTAAGCAGTATAATATTCCAAAGTAACTACATACAAATCAATAATATTTGTACTACCAGGATCAATTAAATTATTCAAAGAACTATTATGTCTATATTGAAAATATAAATCTTGTCTTCCAACTTGTGCTATCCAGCCAGAGGTTACTGATAAAACTCTAGTTCCGTTCAATGTTAACGATAATGTGTAAAAAACAGATTCTTGATAAGCATAAAATATTTGTCCAGTAACATAAGATTCTTTTACTAATTCAATTGCCGATAGTGTTGGATAATCACTATTTACAACTCCTGACGGTTGTAATAAGTAACGTTCTAAATTATCAAAATCAACAGTCTGTTGGAAAAATACATATGGTTGATTTTGTGCTGTACTAGCAGGAGACACTCCAACTATTTCGGTAAAAAAATCTGGATCATTTGGTATACCATCATTGTTATAGTCTTGATATCCAACTAATACTTGATAGTCATCAACTAACCCATCAGTCAAAACCGGTTGACCAATAATTTTAAGTTGTGTATCATCTAATAATGGTAAGTTAGTAAAAGGTTGACTATTTGTTTTTAATATTTTTATAAAGTCACTAATTACTGATCCAGTACGACTATCATAAATTTTTTGATCAGTGTCAAAAAAGAAACGCACTTCTATTACACTGCCAAAATAATAATCAAGACTTCTAGTAACAACTGTATATTTTGATCCATCAAATGTACATTGTATTAGCCAACTAGCATCTAAATTAGATCCAGATGTATTGCCAGCATATCCTTGACTCCATGTAGCTCCGACGTTAAGATTGGCAGCTGTAATAACATACCAAGAGTATGGGGTTCCAGTAATATTTCCGGTGCTGTCATAACCTAATCCAAAATTAAAATTTATTAATATTTGATTAACTATCGATTGTTTGACTGTATTACTAAATGTAGATACAAATAAAGGAATAACTGTGACAGCAATTGCGCCAGTAGGAACATATGTATTCAATACAACTGGGCCGGTGCCGTCAGTTAAATTACCAATACCGTTATTGGTTCCGTTACCAATAATAGCCATAGGACTAGCCCAAATCACTAAATGATCAGAAGATCCAGTCGGAGTTCCTGGCCGGAGTTCATTATTAATATCAAAATAATAACCTGTTGGCGGAATAAATTTAATTAATGAACCTTCAACAATAAATTTAGCATTATTACTGGCAGTTGATCCAACAACAACTGGCGAACCTGTACTATTTGTAAAATATCCTGTAGTTTCATTGACAATAGTTGTGCTTTCGTGCCATGAATAGTTTAATGCTGTTAAGTCTGGTCTTGGAAAATTAGCATAATAGAATTGTTTCAATGTAGCTTGTATCAATATAGGGGTCAAGTCATTTAAAATAACATTATTGATATCATTAGTAGTTTGCCAAGTAAAGGTAAAAGCCGGGGTCGTGTTTGTATACCACAAGGCACCATCATCACCAAATACGTTTGTAGAAGAATATTTTCCTGTCGGATCAACTAAATCAAGATAACGACTAGTTCCTATAGAACTACGGTTCAAAGCAGAGCTTTTAATAATAGAATTGTATGTTGTAAACGGAAAATTAGTATAATCTTCTCCATTTACCATACGATTTTGTGTGTAATAACGAGCTGGGGCACGTTCTTTTATCTGATCAATTGTTTCTCTCGGGGCGGCATTTGTTACTGGGGTAGTTAGCCCGCATGTAAATGTTATTGTTTCAATAGTACCAGTACGACTAACGTAAGATATAGGAATTTGTACTGATTGCATAGATTCAGGATTAATAATATATTGCAATCCGTTAGAAGCACGTACATAAGTTCTAAATTGTCCGACTGGTATTGATGAAAATACATTATCGCCAAATACCAATGTAATTTGATCGTTTGTTCGACTTGCTACAGAAAATACAGTTCGTATATTAGGCGTCATTTGCTCAACTGCGGCAGCATAAACCGAAGGCACTGCCTGCCAGTAAGTTTGTACATTTCCTAAATTATCAAGTTGATACAACCATACATCAGTATTGTTAATGCCTTCAATATTAATATCAACTGTACGATTAGCAATACTTTCAACTAGATTAAAATCTTGATTTTGTAATACACCTTGCTTAAAATAGAAAAAATATCCAGTATTAGCACTAGCGTATCCTAGTTGATCATTTCTAAATAAAATATTAAATTGTCCATTTGGGCGTGGGGGAGGTTCAAAAATATAAGTTTCCCCTAAGGATGTAGCATTTACTACTTCAAATGGCATGTTAACTCCGTCTATTGTCGAAGTATACGGCACCACTGGAATATACCCAGGAACTAAATTAATAGTATACTCTTGTGTGTCAATTCCGCCAATAATTTGATCATTACCTGGATTTCCAACACGCTGTGTGTCAACTAAACTAGCATTAATTATAGCAGTAAATTGCTCTTGCCAATCAAAATTACTGGGATCTGCCCAATTAACAGTTACATTAGCAAGATTAGTTCCATTATAATCTGTTACATTCTCTGTTGTAGACACAGAAAATACTTTAAGATATCCGTTTGCTTCAGTATTACGTTGTGCTGTATAGGAAACTAAATTTGCTAATTTAATAACGCTATCACGACGCTCGGCAGTATCAATGTAATTTTCTCGAGTATTTAAATCAGTTCTAAATGCTAATGCTTGCCCCATGAAAGCAATAACATCAAGCAAAGCAATGAACTCTGATGATTCAATATAATCATTAAATGTTTCCGGATAGTATTGTTGTAAATAATCTACGAAACTTTTACGTAAAGTTTCAAAATCATAGCTTTGAAAGTCTCCTTCGCTATAAGTTTGATAGATTCTTTTCCAATCTTCAACTCCAAAAAGTACAGTTTGTCTTGTGGTTGTAGCCATTTTTATTCCAGTGTTATATTATTTATACCTAAAATAAACTGGGTAGTTTAACTACACATAACTGGCACTACGTTGTGTTTGATTAAAAAATATTGATAAGATTTGTGCGTCAGTAGTGGCAACGGTTTTTAATTGTAATTCTATTAATATACCATTTTGTTGTGGAAACATATTGATACCATCAAGATAAATTCTAGGGTCTCCACCAATCACTCTTTGTACTTCTCTATATATTGCTGATTGCGTTTCTGGTGTTTGATTTTCAAACAAATAATCCCAAAGCAATGTACCATAACCCGGCCTACCAACTAATTCACCCTGTCTAATATTGAAGGCGTTTAACAAATCTTGTTTTATTAGCGGATAATCAACAAGAGTGAACTGTTTGTTTTGATTAATTGTATTAAATCCAATAAAAGTTGCCATATAATATATTTATTTTATTAAAATTTAATTTTAGCAGT